ATAGATTTAGATATGATCTTGGATCATTAGGTTGGGATTATTGTGGTCAAGGTAAAAACGAAACTGAGTTAGTAACTGCTGCAAAAGAATGGGGTGTAGATCCTAAAGCTGATATGTGGAGATTACCTGCCATGTATGTTGGTAACTATGCTGAACGTGATGCAGAACTTACATTAGGATTATGGAAAGTAATGCAAAAAGAAATGTTAGATCAAGACTTAGAATCTATTTTTAATCTTGAAACAGATTTGTTTCCTTGTTTGGTTGATATGCGATTTCTTGGGGTGAGAGTGGACGTTCCAAAAGCTCATAAATTGAAGAACCAATTAGCATCAAAAGAAAAAGAACTCCTGACAAAAGTAGAAAAAGAAACAGGAATAGATACTCAAATATGGGCAGCAAGAAGTATTGCAAAAGTTTTTGATAAGTTAAACTTACCATACGAGCGAACATTAAAAACACAGGCTCCTTCATTTACTAAAAACTTTCTCTCTTCTCATACTCATCCTTTAGTTCAGTGTATATCAAAAGCTAGAGA